CCGGAAGATGCTCCAAAAGAGGGCGGTGAGCTGATGCCAACTAGAATTCTTTACTCACAACTTCTCACGAGCGAAAAAATAAATCAGCTCAAGCCGCAAGAATTTGAATTATATGTGAGACTTTTGCTCGTCGCTGATGATTTTGGAAGATTTTCCGCGTCTCCGATACGAATTGCTCGTTCTTGCTGGCCGAATCGAGAAAATATTACGAGCAAACAAGTCTTGCCGTGTCTTAAAAGACTCTTCGAACTTGGGTTAATTATCATCTACACGGTTGAAAACGATCAATTTGTCGAAATCACAAACTGGAAGCAGCGGACAAGGGCAAAAAGCAGTAAGTTTCCTGCTCCGGATGATGGTTTTTACAGTTATCTGACACATGACCGTCAATTGACTGACACATGCGGGGGATGTGCGCACGGAGACGGAGACGGAGACGGAGACGGAGACGGAGACGGAGACGGTAAACGACAGCAAGCTGTCAAACACGCGCACGGCACTCAAAATAATGTGAGTTTGTCGGATGACGAATACAAAACCCTTTTGACCGACTTTCCGGAAGAGGCAGAGGAAGCAATTACTTTTTTGTCCGACTACATTGCCGAAAAGGGGTATAAGTCAAAGTCTCACTATTTGGCTATTCGGAGATGGGTTATCGACGCGGTCAAGGAACGGAAGCAACGGAGTGGCAAGAAAACCGAGAAGCCAAAACAGAACTTCGAGGGTGTCACATACACCGAAGAGCAGCGCATTGAGAACCAAAAGAAACAGGAAGAGCTCGAGGAAATGAAACGGAGGGCAATGAATTTATGAACAAAGTAATTTTGACAGAAAAATGGAAACCGGTAGCAGGGTACGAAGAATACTACGAGGTTTCAAGCGAGGGCAGAATTCGGAGTCTCACGAGGGGAAATGGGCACGGAGACAGAATAATACTGGATACGCCTAAGTATCTTAAGCTTTCAAAGGCTACAACGGGTTGCTTAAAGATAAAACTCATGAAGCCAGGAGAAAGAAAAGATTTCAAAGTACACAGGCTCGTAGCTGCGGCCTTTATTCCAAATCCCCTTAAGCTTCCCTGCGTAAATCACATTGATGAAAATCCACATAATAACAACACGAACAATCTTGAGTGGTGCACGCAGTCCGAAAATGTACGACACAGTGAACTCTTTAGCCGAAACCATAAAAAACTTAGCGTAGAGCAAGAACTCGACGTAATCTCCTCCTACAAGTCAGGGGAACACGGAACAAGACTTGCGAGACAATATGGAGTTTCGACAATGGTGATTTATGGAACGCTGCGCAGGTTTGACATAAGAAGGAGATGTGGAAGTGCGGTACGGGACAAATACGGCATCGACATGGATTATTTCAAAAGGCTGGTTGACTCCGGGGTGAGAAACAGAGATATAGCATTAAAACTTGGCTGCCCCACAGACTTAGTGGCAACGAGAAAATATCAATATAAAAAAGGGGTGATTTGATTGAATCGTACAATTTTGATCGGGAGATTGGTTAAGGATCCCGAAGTCAAGACAACACAGTCTCAAATAGCTTTCTGCGGATTCACAATCGCCGTTGACAGGAAAACCAAAAAGGACGCAGAGAAACAAGCAGACTTTATCAGCTGCGTAGCATGGCGCCAACAGGCTGAATTCCTCGGGAAGTATTTCCAGAAGGGTTCCCGTGTAGCAGTTACAGGCAATCTTCAGAGCCGGTCGTATGACGACAAGGAAGGGAAGAAAGTTTATATCACTGAAGTTGTCGTGGACGAAATTGAATTTGTAGACAGCAAAAAGGAAGGGCAGCCAAACGACAACTGGAAGCCATCAGAGAGTCAGTCGGCTCCTGCTGTTACAAATGGGAATTACCCTTCTTTTGATGATGATGAAGCAGGACTACCTCCGTTCGATCTTTGAGGTTGAATCATGGAACAGCAATCATTTATTGAAGGATACGCCTTCGAGCCAGAGCCTCCACAATCCGGAAGAAATAAATTCAAAACCATGATCCAACTTCACGGATCCGCACCAGAAGGAAAGAAGTGCAAAACCTGCGAACATCTTATGCCATGCGGGTACCACGGTAAAAGTTTTTACAAGTGCGAATTATGGAGATTAAGTCACAGCATAGCAACCGACATAAGGCTCAAACAACAGGCCTGCGGGCAATATAACGAGGTTCCGGCAGGGTCACAAGGGGTTAGGTGGATTGGATGAAAGAATGCGAATACTGTGAGCACCAGGGCGGTTGTAGTCTTTGTGAAATCTGCAAGGCCGGTGACGTGTCGCCAGAGAGGGAACAGACGCTATGAGCACATTTTGGATTGACGGAGCGCCGACAGGAAAAGCAAGACCAAGGGTTACACGGTTCGGAACGTTCAACACTGAAGCGACAACGCTGTATGAAAATCTCGTGAAGATATCGTATCGGCAACAGTGCAAAGAGTTTTTCGAGGGTCCGCTGATCGTAACTATTACCGCCTGTTTTGACATCCCGAAATCAGTATCAAAAAAGCAAAGAGCATTGATGTTGGACGGACATATTTTCCCGACAAAAAAGCCGGATATCGACAACATAGCAAAAATCATCCTCGACGCGCTGAACAAAATTGCCTATGAGGACGATACACAGGTTATCTGGCTGGCAGTGCGGAAAAAGTACGAAGAGCGGGCGCATGTGGATGTCGACATTAAAAGATTCGGAGGCAAACCATGTTAATACACACCCAGAAAGGCGGACGCGGCTCAACAGCCGGACTGATCGCCATAGCGACAGAACTGATCAAGTTGGGTTATACGGTGCGGATCCGGCACGCGATGATTGACGGTAAGTCGGTGCAGGTAGTGGAGATAGTGGAGGCGGCATAGTGGACGATATCGATTTTGAGTTTATCGATCTGCTGATAAACAAAGACGGCATACCTAAAGCAGAGAGGCACAAGCGGCTCGTGGAGATTGCATATGAGATGCAAGGGGCAAGGCAGATGAGTTTGTTTGAAATGGAGGGGTAGAAGTGGAACAGCTTGATTTATTTGGACTGCTTGCAGAAGCCAACCGAGAAGAAACGGAACTGAAACGAGCCGATTACCCGGACATTATGACGATACTCGAAGCGGATCCTCTCCGGAAAGAAGCTCACTTGTGGGCGATTGACTATACCTGGCACGAGCCAGTACATGAATGTCCGGAACTGCTCAAGGCAAGAAAAGAGTATTGTCTGGCAAATATGAAAACGAATCATTGCATCAGACCTGTTGTCTACTGTGACTCATGGGGATCCGAAAGAGCAAAGTCTCAAATATGGAAAGTCATAGCCGACATCGGACACAAGCCAACGTGTATTTGCCCATACTGCAACGCTGACCTGATGAACAGCAAAGGAACAATCATCCTCGAGCGTAGATTCAAGAACAAGCCATACACGTCCGTATTTGAGAGACGGATCGATGGACGGGTACACGACGGTTACGAGGAAGATATGACACTCACGAAGATAGCTGATGCGGTTGCAGTGCTACTCACGCCCGAAGAGATCCAAGAAGTATTACACGGTGAGGCAGAAATCATTATTGACAACGGGATGCGTTGTCGCAAATGCAACGAGATGCCCGAATTCGAGCCGCACGAGAACACTCTTAACGGGCAAACATGGTTTGCGGTGTTCTGCAAATGTAAGGTGCTTCCCAAGGATGGATTTTTGTTTGGGAATATGGAGGACGCGCTTGAAGGGTGGAGAGATGCTAATCAAAACTGAAACAATGCATTACAGCGTAAAGGAGAAAACCACATGAGCAAATGTAAATATCTTAGTGATACCGGAATCTGCAAAGTAACATCGGACGGAGAAGTTTCCGAACCCTGCATCATGGGACCGTGCGGAAAAGAAGAATTCGAACAGCCGCGCTTCACGCCGGAAGAGATTGAAGCAATGGATTTTCTGTGTCGTTACAACTCGTATGAAAGATCAGATGACGAAAAAGTATTGCGTCACATGCGTCTTACCGACTCAATAGCCATAGTCCGGTCAATGCTACAGGAGGTAACCGGACATGACTAAAGACATTGCACGACTGAAAAAGATCACACTATATCTGCTGCTCGTGGCCGTTCTCGTTTTCACCGCCTGGCTGATCTGGATGAGCAGGCTATTCTGGATATTTCTCTGGGTGTTTGCAGGGGGAGGATTATGATAACAAGAGAGCGGATCCGGTTCCTGCTTATTCATCACAAAACTATCCGGTCAAACATCCGGAAGGCCAGAGAGATCGCGATAGAGATGGAAAGCGATTCAGATGTCATCGAGGCCCGCATCATGTCAGCAACAGATTATGCCCGGGATAAGATCCAGATTGGTGGGGAGTCAAACGCACTGACCATGTCCAGTGTCCGCAGGGAGCGATTTGAACAACGCAACGATGTCAGCATGAGGAACTTCATCATAAATGCTCAAGAGGCTGAAATAGAGCATCTGGACTGTGCGGTGTTTAAGCTTCCTCCTGTGTCTCAAAAAATAATCATTCTTCGGTTCTACGACTGCCTTTCAAAAAGAGAAATTGAAGAACGTGAGTTTTACTCACAAACCTCAATTAAGAGAATCACACGAAAGGCCGTACGCGAGCTTGAAGATATATTTAACGGACATAAATTACGAAGCATTGAGACTGATTACAATAACCTGACGGGAGAAAGCGAGGAAGACATGATACAAAAGGAGTATGGCAAGTTCATTCCCACGTGCGAGGTTTGCGGCGAGGAACTCGTTGAAGAAGACAATTTTGATGCTGCTGTCTCTGCAATTAAAGAAGCCGGATGGAAAATTGTAAAAGAAAACGGAGGGTTTTCTGCTTACTGTCCAAATTGCCAATAATAATGGCCCCCCATGGCCCCTTTTCGAGTGATATTCTTAAACTGTGATTTACACAGATGGACCTCCATTCATCAAAGCCCCGATTGTTTAAGCACAGTCGGGGTTTTTCTATGTCAGCATTGTCTATGTTATATGTTAGTGAGACAATGATTTTGTTTGGAGGTGAAAAGGCTGTGGATCTTAAAAAACGGGTAGAAGATATCTTTGACATTGCGGCTATTCCAACGGCAACAATTCTTTCGAGCGTGTTTTTCACTGGAGTGGCCGGTTCGATAGCCCCAGGGGTGGTGAGTGGCGTGCTTGCATATAAACAGAAAAGATCTGAACAGATGTATGAAAAGTTTATGCTTGAAGTTAGGGACAAATCGGATGATTTTGAGAGCAGACTTGAAAAACTAGAAGAAAAACAGCTTGAGTGGTTTCAAGAGGTTGTGTTCCCGCTCGTAAGCGACTACGTTCTTGAAAATAAGCAGGAAGAGAAAATCAAATACCTTGTTAATGGTTTTCTAAATGCTGCATCGATGAAAATCTCTTCAGAAGACATTCTTATGCTGTACTACGATACATTGGATCGGCTTAGTATTTTGGACTTGATAATTTTAAAGAATAAGACTATATGGAAAGATGAGCTTGATGCGCCAATTATTAGCAGAGAACTTGTCCTAGATGGAAGTATAACAACAGCCCATGAGAAATTAAGATCATATGCCTTGCTTGAAACCAGAGCGGACAGGCAAATGGACTCGCTAATTAAGACGGTTGTTTCTATGTCGGAACATCTTAAAGATTCTAAAAAGACATTTAGACCAGAAAGGCTAAATACTAGCTTCTTAACAAGCTATGAGATTACAAAATTTGGAGGAAAATTTCTTCGTTTTTTCTGCGATATAACAGTAGATGAACCAGACAAGGAATAGAAAATCTCTGATTGAAAACAAGCAAGCACCCCCACCGGGTGCTTTTTTAATGCCTTTGTAGCTTAAAAGTAGAGCGACGACATACGTGGTAAGGATCCCGGTTCGAATCCGGGCAGAGGCTAATTTATAAACAGAATAGGAAGGTGAGGTGATGAGCGATCGTGAAGAAGCAAAGAAGCTATTTGATGAAGGCCTGTCACCTGCCGAGATATCTGAGCGGCTAAATATACCGGCAAATAAGATCAGATCATGGAAGTCCCGATATAAATGGGAAGATGTTGCGCAACACAAAACGCAACAGAAAGCGCAACGCAACGAAAAAGCATTTCGACCCGAAGAGAGGATCAGAAGACCCGGAGAAGTCTCCGTTGATGTCGAGACTCCTCTGACCGAAGGTCAGGAGTTGTTTTGTCAGATCTTTGTTAAGCAGCTCAATGCTACAATGGCGTACCTTAGAAGTCATCTGGGCTGTTCGTATAATACAGCCGCAACAGAGGGCAGCGGATACCTTAGAAACCCAAAGATTAGAACTCGAATCGAACAGCTTAAAGCTGAGAAGCTTAAAACTATCATGGTTGGCAAAGAAGACATTATCGAAAAGCACATGCGCATTGCCTTTGCTGATATCACAAACTATGCAACTTGGGGCTTTGACGGCTATGATAATCAATTTGCAGCTACTCCGTCTGAGATGGTGGATGGTGACCTGGTCAAGACAATTTCTAAATCAGATAAGGGATTCAGAATTGAATTGCATGATCCACAGAAGTCTTTGGAGTGGTTATCAAACTACTTCAACATGAACCCCATGGATCAGCACAAGATTGATTTTGATATGCGGAAGTTGGCACTCGAAGAAAATAAACTGGCCATTGAGAAGTCTGTGGCTTCTGCCGGCTCTGTGATCATCCCTGACGCTGTCTGGCGTGGATTGATGAATGAGGTCTATGCTGATCAGCTGACAGCACAGCAAACCACACAGGTTTTTTTCGGAGGATCTTCATCCGGTAAGTCATTTGCTATTCTTGGCCAACGCACTGTCCGGGATGTCATGTCCGGGAAGAGAAACTATCTAATTGTTCGCAAAACTGGACGGACACTTCGAAATTCTTCGTTCAATGAGGTTTGGAAGTGCATAAGTCGCATGGACTTGGAAGGTGAGTTTAACCGCAACAAGACCGACATGGTCATCACACATAAAGCATCCGGTTGCCAGATTCTTTTCTGCGGCCTGGATGATGTCGAGAAGGTCAAGTCAATCACTCCTCAGGTCGGTGTCATAACGGACATCGTAATCGAGGAAGCAACAGAGACCGAGTACAACGACTATAAGAGCCTGAAAAAGCGTCTGCGCGGCGGTGATGAGTCAATCATCAAACGCATGGTGCTACTGTTTAACCCTATCCTGCAGGATCACTGGATCTATACAGAGTTCTTTGCCGGTAAGTGGGATGACACGAAGAACTACTACGCAGATGCGAAGCTGCTGATCCTCCGGACAACCTACAAGGACAATCGCTGGCTCACTGCAGACGATATTACAAAGCTCGAAGATGAGACCGACAAGTACTACTACGACGTATACACACTTGGCAAGTGGGGCGTGCTTGGAAATCTCATTTACACGAACTGGGTGGTTAAGGATCTTGCGGATGTCGCAAAAGAAACAAATCAATTCTACAACGGTCAGGACTTCGGCTTCTATCCGGATCCTGCCGCTTATGTGCGCGTCGGGTACAACCGGGCAAAGAAAGAGGTCTGCATCTTCAAAGAACTGTGCGGGACAGAATATACAAACGATATCCTTGCTGAGTTGTTGAAGCCGATCATCAAGAAAGAAGTATTGACCTGTGACACAGAATCTAAGAGTATTCAAGAGCTGAATAATTTTGGGATTAGGGCGGTACCGGCAATCAAGGGACCCGGATCATTAGAGTTTGGGATCAAGTGGCTGCAGAGGCAGAAGATCTTTGTGGACAAGTCTTGTATTGAGACGCAATTGGAGCTGAAGAAGTACAAATATCGCGAGGATCGCAACGGCAGAGTGCTGCCTGAGCCGGTTGACAGAGATAACCATCTGCTCGACGCATTACGTTATGCGCTAGAGCACATCATGGTAGAAACAAAGGTGGTGTGAGAATGCTGATTACAGAAACCGATCTTATCAACATGAGAATCAGTGCCGGCGCGGCTATGAACAATGCACAGATCCTTGCAGAGTTGATCACAGCTCACGCTACTGACCCGGGGCGGATCAAGGCTCTTGATGCTGATCGATATTACAAATTTGAGCAGGACATCAAGGGATTGGACTTCCAGAAAATCACGGTCATTAATGCCGAGGATGCAGAAGAGGAGTTTACAAACAAGAATCGAAGCAATGTTCGGATCCAGCACCGCTTCCTCTTTAACCAGGTTGAGCAGAAGATTGGCTATATTTCCGGTAAAGAGCCGACGATCGCCGTCGACAACGCGAAGGCTGCTGAGAGCGGGACCGGTGGAAATGAAGAATTCATATTCCAGACCGCACTCACGAATACCACTGATGCTAAGTACCGCAAGGTGCTTCTTCAGTGGCAACGCAAGACCTCGCTGCACGGTGTGTGTTGGTTGCATGAATACAAGGACACGCTAGGAAAACTTCGCCAGGTTATTCTCGGCAGAGACTGCTTCATTCCGATCTATGATACGGCCTATGAGCAGGACCTTCTTGAGGGTATTTACTATTTCCCGATCGAACTTCGTACCGGCACAACAAAGAAGACGATCTTCAAAGCGCAGTGGTGGACAGCTAAGGATGTCACATACTGGGTACAAAGCGGAAAGAGTTATGTACTTGATCCTGACTATCCTGTTAATCCGGCGCCCCATTACTGGGAAGTAACCAAAGTAAACGGTCCGGACGGTGTAACACAAATTGAGAAGTCCAGAACAGGCATATCGTGGGGCAGAATCCCGTTTATCGAACAGGCAAATAACGCTGACAAACTCACGGATCTCGAGCCCATTAAGGATCTGATTGATGCCTATGACCTTGTTTCAAGCAAGGGAACTAATAACCTGATGGATTTTAACGAGTTCTATGCAGTTATCCAGGGCTTTGGCGGAGATACAGCGTCGGCTATCGTGAAGAAGCTTGAAGTCAACAGGGCCGTGTCTGTGGGAGGGGAAAAGGGCGCTATTGAGATGAAGCAGCTGGATCTCCAGATGGCCGGACGTATCAACTGGCTCAAGGAGCTCTGGAAAGCTATTCATGTGTTCGGCCAGGCAGTTGATGTCAGTAATGATCAGATGGGAAGTGCACCTTCTGGTGTATCACTTAAGTTTCAGTACACTCTTCTTGACCTGAAAGCAAATAACATGATCATCGAAGCGGAGACCGCTCTTAAGGATCATCTGGCATTCCTTACCGGGGAGATCAATAAGCGTGACGGCAAGAAGTATGATCCTGAGTTAATCCGCGTTTCTTTCAATAAGTCACAGATCACCAATGATGCAGAGACAGTGCAAATGATCATTGCGTCTGACAATCTGGTACCTGAGAGAATTCTTCTTGCAGCACATCCGCTTGTTACGGATGTTGATCAGGCTTATAAAGATCTGCTTGAACAGCGTAAGCAGAAGCTCGAGGAACAGCGGTCAGCATTCGGTGAGTTCGGAGGTCAGGCAAATACCGGCAACACGGATCCTACCAGCCAGACCGATACAACGACGCAGCAGAAGTGAGGTAGCCTATGAGTAAGCCGCAAGAGTACTGGGATGATAGAGCACTCGAACGGCTTACTTTGATAGAGCGCAACAGCTCCCAGTACTTTGATCAGATCGCAAAGCTGTACACCAATGCAAAGCTGCAGATCTACGCAGACATTGAACGGATCCTCGCGAAGTATATTAAGGATGCAGGGCTCGGCATTGAAGAAGCCAGAGAACTTCTGACAGTAAGAGACTCGCAGGACTTTCTCGACGGCCTTCGTAAGCAGCTCACTACGGTAGAGGATCCGCAGATACGCCGGCAGCTACTCAATCAGTTGAATGCTCCTGCTTATCGCGCCCGTATCAGCCGCCTGCAAGCCGTGGAAGCCTCGATAGACACACACATCAAGATGATTGCTCCGCAGGAGTCGGCTATCTTAAGGGGCAGCCTGATCAGTACTGCGGATCTTTCTTACTATCGCACCTTGTACGACTACCAAAGAGGTACAGGGCTTGGCTTTTCTTTTAACGGACTGTCAGAAGAAGTCTTAAAGCGTGCACTTGATGAGAATTGGAGCGGGCAGGACTTTTCAAAACGGATCTGGACCAATACTGACATTGTGGCATCCAGGACAAAGGACATCGTACAGCAGAACGTAATGACTGGCCGCAGCTGGAGAAGATGTCAACAGGATCTTACTGGATATGTTGATACCAGAAACGCCGGCGCCGAGTATGCCGCTGAAAGGCTGCTTCGGACAGAAACGAATCACATCCACAACGAGATCACAGCCGAAGCACACATGGAGATGGGTGTGAAGAAGTATAAGTATCTAGCCACTCTCGATGGCCGTACTTCTCTTATATGCCAAAAGCACGACGGGATCATTGATCCGGATACCAAGGAGGATTACACATATGAAAATAAGAAGGTAGGAGTCAACTTTCCGCCGTTACATCCTTTCTGTAGGTCAGTCATCAATGCCAGACTGGATCCGGCTATTGAAGCAAGGCTCGTGAGACGGGCAAAAGATCCGATAACCGGGAAGATATCAACAGTGGCGTACAACATGACGTATCCTGAGTGGATCGCAAGCCTGATCCCGACAAAGGCGTCCTCGGCTAATATGAGTGATCACGCCATGCAGCAAGCGGAGAAACGTGGAATATCAAGAAAATCAATTGATGACGCACTGCTAGATCCACTCAGTGTGGGGAAGGTTAAGTATGATGACCAGGGGAGAAAGAGCATCCGTGTTGTTGGAAAAACAGCCGAAGTAGCGTATAATCCAGATACGGGTGTGATTGTTTCTGTGAATCCAACACATTCGAAAAAAGCGAAAAAGCTGCAGGAGGGAAAAGATGGTAATTGATTTTACTGCTGATGAAAAAGAATTAATTAATACATTGGCAAAGATGTATCATCTTATGCTGCCTCCTGATTTCAACTTTAGCTACGAGGAGTCTGAGGAGCTGCGTGATGCTGCCATGGACTTTGAAGTATTGCATGGTCTTGATGAAAATTATAATCCAACTCCTGAAGGTGATTTAGCTATCATTGTTGCCGATAAATTATTGGCCGCATAATCCTAAAAACACATACGAACAAGAGCAATCCTTAACCGGGTTGCTTTTTTTATGCAAAAAAGGAGTTCGCATGAAGTGTCCATACAACACGAAGACCCTTTATATCGAAAGGTCTGTTCCCCGCACTTTCAAGAAAGACTTTTCTGACGATCCCACGGATACCATAGCAGGGATGCGCTGGGATACAACATATTTCACACAGAAGTCATCAACAAACTGTTCAAAGGAAGAATGCGGAGCCTGGCAGAATGGTCACTGCGTAAGAACTGCATAGGAGGGAATATGAACGATGACGAACTCTTATGGCAAGAAATATATTCACTTCGTGAGAAGTTGAAAATAGCGGTTGAAGCAATCAAGTCATATGAACCCGAATTCGATGCACAGTTATTTATGCACAGGCTCAATTCAGTTGACTATGACCAACTTATGGAAGAATTGTCAGGTGAGGAGGTCGGGGAATATGGAATCTAACAAGCAAGGACTATCAGTCAGCATATCCGTTATGGACATCGAGCCTATGAAGGTAGTCCTGGGAGTTATTCACGATATGCTCGAGGATCCCGGCATTCACACTGGTTACAAGCTGCGCTTGTGTGCGGCACTGAATATCGATTATTTACAGACTTCGGAGCCATGACAAGGGGCTTCGCTATCTCAGGAACATCCAAATCGCAGATAGTCGAGAAAGAGGGACACAGATGAAGCAGATGCAGTAAATAATGTGGATAGCCGGCGCCAAAAGTCCGGTATTAATACGACAGAGCACATCTTCGGGTGTGCTTTTTTATGTCCAAAAGAACCTTAAAGGTTCAGCCGGGCAAACATTACAATTTCCGCTGTTCGGGCAGCGATAACAATCCGATTCGCACATCGCAGGGCTTGGCTGCGCTATCAAGGAGCATGCGAACACATGAAAGGAGCCACACATGTTGAAGAAAGAAGACCTAATCGCACTTGGACTCACAGAAGAACAGGCCACAAAGATCATCGAAGACCAGAAGGACTATGTCCCTCGCTCTCGGCTTAAGGAAGAGACTGATACCGTGGCTGCTATTAATAAGCAGCTTGCCGATCGTGATGCAGATATCAAAAAGCTGCAGGGCGAAGCCGGTAAGGGTACAGACCTCGAAACGAAGCTGACAGCTTTACAGGCTCAGTACAAAACCGATACGGAAGCCCTGGGAAAGCAACTTGCTGACCAGAAGCTTGATTCCGCTCTGGATGCAGTCCTTGGTAAAGCCAAGGCCCGAGATCTTACCAGCGTGAAAGCCCATATCAAGCGCGACACCTTGAAGCTAAAGGACGACGGAACGGTTGAAGGACTGGACATCGAGACTCTTGCAAAAGAAAAGCCTTATCTCTTCGAGATTGAGACCAAGCAGGATGAAGGATCTGGATTCGCAGGCGGCTCCGGAGACACAGGTAAAAAAGAACCGGCAACATTGAGGGACGCATTACAGGCGGCCTTCGAAAAAAAGTAATACTTAGGAGGTATTAGATTATGTCAGTAACACTTGCACAGGCAAAAGTTAATGTACAGGATGCTGTACAGAAAATGATCATCGACGAGTTCGCAAAGTCCAGTTTCTTGATGGACAATCTTACATTTGACGATGTCGTATCCCCTACCGGTGGTGGCGCAACCATGACCTATGGTTACACCCGTGTCATCACACAGCCCACAGCCGGATTCAGAGCGGTTAACGCCGAGTATGCCGCGCAGGAAGCCGCAAAGCAGAGATACACCGCGGATCTCAAGATCTTTGGCGGAGCATACGAGATTGACCGTGTTATTGCCAACATGGGCGGTATCGTAAGCGAGGTTGATTTCCAGGCTAAGCAGAAGATCAAAGCAGCAACAGCGTTGTTCAACGACACCGTAATTAACGGTGATTCTGCGGTTGACGCGAATGCTTTCGACGGTCTCGACAAAGCCATTACCGGATCTTCTACTGAGTTCAACACAGCCGCGGCGATTGACCTGTCCACTTCCGCTCTTGTCACTACTAACTACCAGGCATTCCTCGACATGCTCGATGAGTTCCTTGGCGGGCTTGACGGTCCTTCCAGCTTCCTTGGTGGAAACACCAAGATGATCGCCAAGCTGAGAGCTTGTGCAAGACGCGCCGGCATGTACATGATCACAAAGGACACTTTCGGACAGCAGGTCGAAAGATACGGCAACACACCGTTCGTTGATTTCGGAGCAAAAGCCGGTTCGAACGACCCTGTTGTTGCTATCGACGGAGTTACCGGACTTACCTCTCTCTTTGCCGCTCGCCTCGGTCTTGATGGATTCCATGCTGTGTCTATGGCCGGAGTGGCTCCTATTCAGTCATGGCTTCCCGACTACAAGACTGCAGGCGCAGTTAAAAAGGGTGAAGTCGAGATGGTTGCCGCTGTTGTTCTCAAAGCAACAAAGGCTGCCGGCGCATTCCGAAAAATCAAAGTGCAGTAAAGGAGGATCTTCCAAATGGCTAAGAAAATCAAGGTCGAAAAAACAACTGGAATGGTGCAGATCCAAACAAAGGTTCCGGGATATAACGGCGTATCAGCAGGCATCCAATTCCGCGATGGTGTTGGAGAGACGAACGATTCGTGGCGCATCCAGTGGTTCAAGGATCACGGCTACTCCGTCGGTGCAGATAGTACAGATGCTGTCGACCCGGTTGAAGAGGACAAAGCACCGGAAGGAGGAGAGGGCGACGAATAGTCGCTCTTTCCCTTTTCCTGAAAGGAAGTGATCTCATGCCCTGGGACATTTACCGGCCGCCGAAACAACCGGTAGAACCAATACCTGAGATACCCGCTGAGGACAAACCAAAGCGCGGCCGAAAAAAGAAACCGGATAAGGAGGAGTAAAGCAGATGGCATATATACCAACAGCTACAGATCTTTCGGATCTGAAAGCTTCTCTCGAAATTACCGGGACGGATAAGGACGCATTACTGAGTCTGCTGATCAAGCTTACCGGAACAAAGGCTCTCAACAGCATGAATCAGACGGTTATGCCGGATGATTTTCAGCCTGTTTTGATCGAGATGACACATGATGTGTACCGACTCAGAGAAGCTGAAAAAGGTGAGCAGGTGCAGACGGTATCTGCTGTTTCTGATAATGGGCAGTCGGTCAGCTACAAGGACAGCAGCTTTGACAAGGCACTGCAGCAGGTCGTATCTGTCCTGAAAGACTACGAAGGTCAGCTCTCGCGTTTTCGAAAAGTTGGGTGGTGATCACATGATTATTCCACAGAGCTTTAAGGATGCTCAGACAAAGGCATTCCAGGATAAGACGATAGCACATCATGCAAGAGTGGAGACAGCTGGAGCGCTCGGCGGAAAAACCTCGGCGCCGGCTGTTTCTTCGTCCGGATCATACCTGGTTAACCTGCAGGTCATAAAGGATGCTCTTGTGGCGCAGCAGTGGGGGCTCACAGTCAACAAGGACTGCATAATCACTTGTTCTGGAGCCTTGCCTATCCCTGTAGCCGATTATGTCGTCTACGGATCAGATACGTATCGGGTAGTCGATTCAACAGCCTCAGACAGCCACGTAACGCTGTATGGAAAGAAGGTGTGACGTGGGTATTGAGATCAATCTGAACGGCTTGAAGAAGCGCATAGCAGGCATGGAAGCCGCTGTTGAAAGTATTGCAGTTGACATGGTCAACGAACTGTCAGAAATAGGTGCAGCACAAGCGAGAGCACTCGCTCCTGTCGACTCAGGTGAATTGCGAGAGTCTATTCACGAAGGTGTTGGACTGTCAAATAAACCAGAGGACGGCACTATTGTTGGCGGCTATCGAACTAATAGCGATCATGCGGTGTATCCCGAGTATGGAACCGGGCAGGGCGGCATATCCGGAGCAGTAGCAAACGGCCAGGAGAAGGATCCGGAAACGGGCATTACTTATCGTGAGGACTGGAAAGGTATGCCGGCACAGCCGTACATGTATCCATCTGCTAAGGAAGTTGAGAAATCACTTCCGGACGTTTTGAAGAAGTACGGCGAGAAGCTTGTAGGAGGTGATGGTGGTGCTTGATGTTGAAGCCTCCGCTCATGCGATGATCCAAGATGTTGTCGCAAATGTTGCCTGGTCTCCTGGCTGGCCGCAGACCTTTGCAGACCTTACTGCAGCGCAGGGTATTGGTTGTTTTAAGAGCAAGCAGAACTCGAATGCGGGGAATACTTCCACGCGTAGAGAAACCCACGCAAAGATCGCAATCGAGATCCAGACATGGGCAGCAACGCCCGAACTACGGAACACCTACGACCTGGCTATTGATGCTGTATTTGGTCCTGTCCTGACGCGTTCCGGTTCAGGCGGGCATTTGGAAGAAAAACTTACCGGAGAAATCACAGCGTATCGGTCGATCATGCTCTACGAGGGCACTGCGGACACCAGTACGCTGATCGTAATCAAGTAAAGGAGAGAAAGCAATGACAAGATTTACATCAAAAAATACTCAACTCGAATATGAGACAGCAGTACCGGGAACGTTCGCGGTTATCCCGGACGTAAAAAAGTTTCCCAAACTCATGGGGGATATTGGCAAGGTCGATACTTCTTGCGTTTCTGGGGATAAGACATACGGGGAAGGACAGGCGGATCCCGGCGACATGACCTTCCTCATGGCGTACTCGGGGATGGCTGTGGGCACGAACTGGGCACTTCTTCTTGCACTCGCAGGAGATGTGACTGCCTTCCGTGTTCGTTATCCGGACAATTCCGGTTTTTCCTGGTCAGCAACATGCCGCGTCACAGATGAAGGATTTGATGGCGGCGAAGCCCCTATCGATTTCAACTGCCAGATGTTCCCCACAACGGACATCACTCCGGTCGCAACTATTGCGCCAATTGTCTAATTAATTTTAAGGAGGAAATACTTTTATGAACTCTTTTCTTTTGACCGTCGGAGATGACGAATATCGCCTTAAGGCCAACACGCAAAGTAAGATCGAAGCAGAGAAGAAACTGGGCATGTCGCTCTTACGGGCGCAGGTCCGTATTGACGAAGCAGAAGTCTTTGCTGTCGTTCTTTGGGCTGCGTTGCAGTCTCTCAACCATGGAATGTCCATGAAGGACACCTATGACCTGATTGACGACATGGAGGATAAAGGCTGCAAGTACATTGACCCCGTGGAGGACAAGGAAGTAACGATTGACTCTATGGGCATATCCGAAAAGCAGGGCCTTTCCGCAGCCATTCTCACGGTATCCGGTTTTTTTACGAAAGCGGAGATAGAGGAAATGCGCGAGCACAAGGAAGAGGAAAAACCTCGGACTCCTCGGAAGAAAAAGAGTACTCCTCCGCAACAGAACTGATCAAGGATCTTTACCCTGTAGCATTGCGGTCCGGCATCAAGTCGGACCGCTTCGCTACTCTTTCTGTAAAAGAAATCCAGGATGAAATTAAGTCCTATAACGAGAATCACGAAGAACAATCAAAATTACAGATTATTCTTTTATATAAGCAGGCGCAGTGGTTTGCAATTGGTGTGAACAATCCAAAAAAATTTCCAAGCCTGCAAAAAGAATTTCCAGATCTCTTTTTTGATGATCCTAAACCCGAACAGAAAAAGGGTAAGTCAAATCAAAAGAAGCCGGAAAAATGGGAATTTGAAAAGATGCAAATGACTCTTTATGCAGAGGCATTCAACCGAAATCGAAAGGGGACAGGCACATGACAACAGAAGAATTACAGGTCATCATATCTGCTAAGATCAGTGATTTTGAAAAGAAAATGTCCTCTGTCACAAAGAAAATCAATACCGTCCAAAAGGGGAGTACCGTCACTGGAAAAGCAGTTGATAAAATGCTGTCCTCAAAAGGTACGACAACCAATAAAGCCTTTGACTTGATCGACAGAAAGCTTAAACAGGTTAACCGTACGGCTGCCGTCACAAGGAAGGCCCTTGCAAGCAAGATGCCTTTAGGCATAGATAATACAAGCATAGATATCCAAAAAACGAAGCTTGATCAGCTCAGACAGAAGTACAATAATCTGACTTCTGGCATCCAGGTGCCTGCCTCTCTCAAGGGAATGGAAAGAGAATATAGCCTGCTTGGTACAAAGATCGATGCGGCCAAGGCTAAGCAGGCAGCGCTCAATTCCGAGATTGAACAGCTGAAGTGGAATGAACAAGCCTCTGCCGGAGCAGGGAACATCGTAGGGGCAGAAGGATATCATGCGCAGATACTGTCCGCAAAGTCGGAAATGGGTGCTCTGGCCTCCTCTACTGCTGCGCTTGAAGCAAGAGCTGGCGCTCTTAGCAGTAAGATGCAAACTATCCGAATGAATCCGTCAGCATCTCCGGAGGCGCAGCTCTTGGCAGCTCGAATCAGAGAGGCCGATGCAAAGATGCAAAGCCTTGGAAATGACACTTCGAAGACAACCGGAAAGATAGCCGGCTTGCGGTCCGGAGGAGGTGCACTGGATGCAATCAACCGCAAGATCAGCAGTCTCGAAAAGTCCTCCAACAGAACAGCAAATGCTGTAACTCGGTTGGGTCATCGTTTTCTGGTGCTGTTCGTTGGCAAACTGATAACGCAGGCGTTTAAGGGCATACAGGACTCTCTTACCGGCGCAGCTACAAAATCGGACGATCTACAGAACTCTCTTAATACGCTGACATCGGCTGGCCGTACAATCTCAAATTCTGTGGTTGCGGCTCTAGCGCCACTGATCAATGTAGCCGCTCCAATGATCGATTACATCAGTAATAAGATTATGGACTTTGGAAACAGTGTCGCTATGTTCTTCGCGTCTATATCGGGGCAGAGTACTGTCCTTCAGGCCACGAAAGCATATGCGGGCTTTGGGGCCGCAGCGGAGGGCGCAGGCAATAGCGCAGCGGCCGGTGCCGAGAAAGCCAAAAATGCTTTAGCAGGATTTGATCAGATAACAAAGCTTGATACAAGTACTTCCTCGTCCGGATCCGGAGGAACTGGTTTTAAAACAGCCGAAGGAGCGACCTCTTATGTAACGGTGCCGGTCGTACAAAGCGAACTTGCAAAAAAAGTTTCAGATGCCATTGAAAAACTGAAAGGTCCTCTGTCTGATTTCTACGAGAATGTCTTGAAGAAGATAGGCGACTGGGTTATGGGAGAGGGAGTTGACTTACTTGCAACAGGGCTCGAGAATATTGCTCAGTTTTTTGAAGATAATCCGCAACTCATTGATAATCTTGCTTTGTTCTTGGCAACAATCGTACCTTTATCGGCCTTAGGACCACAGGCCGTTGTACTTGGAATAACAGTACAAGCTACGGTTGCTGCGATCGAGTGGGCTACAGGGCACGACCTCGGGCAGGATATCGCTACTTCATTTAACTCCGAGTTATGGAAAAGTGCAGGAGGGGGATCTATTGCTCGAGGAATCTGGGGTTGGATTAGCGACGCTCTTCTGCACGGGGTGCTACAAAAGGATTATTTTAAGGCAGATACGTTTGCTTATGCGGTTATGGACGGAATACAAGAGGCGTTCAACTTAAATACATTTGGACTTGAGGGGTTTGCTCAGCTCGGAGAGAACTGGGCAACGCTCATTATTAACGGACTCATTTGGGGCCTGAACGCACTGAGTTTTCCAATACAGGAAATGATTAATAAGATTCTTGGTGCGCTTAATAAGGATCCAATTAGCTTAGCTATTGATCCGATTGCATACGATCCATTTTATCAACCCGCTAAGGCAGCAAACCAAAAAAGAAACTATACAACCGATGTGGGAACCAATACTCCCGCTCTAAACACTGCATCGCTTACCCTTCCTACCACAGGAGCAGCAAAGTACAGCGAAGCTCTGATCGATGTAGCAACACAGACTAGGAAGACAAATAAGGAAAACGAAGTCTACTCGAACGGGTTCGAAGCAGTTGATGAAGCCCTTTACGGGACTTCTGCAAACATACTCGGCTTAAAGGATTCCGCATCCAGTTCGAGTAAGGGAGTAAGGAGTGCCGTAAACAACATATTAAATCCAGCCATTTCTTCTGCTTCGACATATGTCCGAAACGGAGCATCATCTATTGTGGGTTCATTTGCGGGAATCCCGGCCAGCGTTCTTCCTCATGTAAATGAACTCAATGGCGTAGTGTCGTCCGGAGCTTCTTCGGTCGTGGGTTCATTTGCAGGAATACCAACTAACGTTCTTCCTCACATAAACTCTTTAAACGGAGTTGTTTCTTCGGGAGTATCGGCAACCGCAAATTCCTTGATGAACGGGATATCGGGCGGAGTCAATTCAACCGTGGGAATTTTCAGCGGATTGATGGGTTCGACAAAACCTCACCTTGACAGCTTCGGGAACAGCGTATCCTCTGCATCTATTGGAGCGGCGCAGAGCATGATTAACGAGTCCGCAACGGGCTCTAGGGGCGCTACCGGAGTATATCAGGGCTTCTCCAATCAAGTAACGGCAATCTTCGAAACGCTTGATTCTAACATCAAGAGAATAATGACACACGTCGTACAGATGATGGCGTGGATGCCTAACTCCCTTTCTTCTAACGCGATATGGGAAGCAACCAAAGGGCTTGCCATGTCGAACGTGACAGGCATTAAAATGTTTGCAAGAGGAGGCATCGTGAACTCGGCAACGGCTGCAATCATCGGAGAATCCGGGAAAGAAGCAGTTATGCCTCTTGAAAGAAACACTGGGTGGATTGATCAACTTGCTGACAAGATCAACTCCAGAGGGGGCGGGGGCAGTGGAGACGTATACGTGACCGTCCAAAATATTATTGACGGTGAGATCGTGGAAGAAAAAGTTACTAAGATTCAGAAGCGAGACGCCAGGAGAAGCAATAAACCAGTTTGGGGGAATGCATAATGATTAGCAGTTATCTCAAAATTGATGGTGTGAATATGCCAGAGCCGGGCACTTTCAAAGTGGGCGGGAATGACTTGGACGGAGAAAATACCACACGGCTTGAAAATGGGAACATGCAGCGTGATGTCATTGGCTTCGCTTGGAGGCAACCGGGGTGTACGTGGAATGCAATTCCTCAATCAGAGTCGCAGCTTCTTTTGACAGCAATTAAAAAAAAGGAGTTTACGGTTACTTATGTAGATCCCTGCGAGGGTCTAGTGACAAAGACCTGTTATGCAGGACCGTGGGAAGCGGAACAGGTGCCGAAATCTATGAGCAAGCCCGGTGGGCCTTGGTGGGATGTATCGTTTGATATAACAGAATCGAAGAGGTAATCGACATGCAAAATACAAGTACAGCGTTTAAGACGGCCGTCATCTCTACACAGAGAACATTGAAAGTCCAGGCCGTCCTGCAGACAGCAGATGCAACAATTTACAATCTAGGACCCGGTGACATTGTTGCCGGATCCTTGTCTGTTGACTCTCACTGTTTTGATGATGGCATTGAGCTCGGAGCCACGGTAGCAGCCGACTGCTCCATCTCTCTGAATAACGCAGACGGCGCATGGAATAATATTGATTTGGATGGCGCTACACTCTGGCCTTATTCGGGGCTCGTGCTTCCGGACACGACAACCGAATATGTGAAGCTTGGTACTTTCATCATCGACGAGCCGGGAAGACCATACTCGCAGCTGACGCTTCAGGCATCCGACCGCATGATCCTTTTGGATGAACCATTTTCGGCTGTCGTGCTGGCATTTCCTGCAACGAATGCACAGATCCTCGCAGCGACTTCAGTGCACTGCAATGTGCCCTTAGCAACTTCTATCACTGGCATCTTGAACGCCTCTTATTCAGTCACCACGCGCCCCACAGATGATATCACCTGCAGAGATGTAGTTGGCATGATTGCTTTGATGGCGGCAGGATTTGCCAGGACAAATAGAGACGGAGAGCTTGAGATTGTACAGCTGCCGAATCTGTCTGGGACGATCGCTGTTGAAATGCCTGTCGGATCCAGATACGAAGGGTTCAAACAGACCGCTGATCCAGTAACCGTAACCGGTATTACATATACAGACATAGAGGAGACGGTTCAACTCGGTACGGCGGACTATTCGTTACAGATTGACCTTATCCCTCTGCTGCAGGACAATCGGGATGAGATCCTCCAAAGTATATTTGATGTGATAGGTGGGTACACATATACCGGTTTCACCTGCCCATATCCGGGAAATCCTGCAATAGATCCGGGTGATTCTGTTCGGCACGTCACCATGGACGGAAAGACGATTGTATCTTTGGTAGCCTCGCATAATTTTGCACATGGCGGCAAGTCTACCATGGAAGCTACTGCGAAAAGCCAGAGCAGCATGTCGTACAAAGGCGCCAATGCTCGAAGGCTTTCCACGATCGCAAAGAAGATCCAGGCGGTCGACGCTAATCTGACGACATATCAGCAGACACAGGCACAGTTTACGGATCTCCTGACGCAGGCCATGGGCTACTTTGTGACCGAAGTTCCTCAGCTGGACGGCTCGACAATCCATTATGAGCACGATCACCCGCTTCTGGCAGACTCTGTTGTGATCTACAAAAAGACCTCAACAACAATGTCATGGACATCCGACGCAGGAGCCCATTGGTACGGCATGACTGCAGAAGGCAATATTCTTGCCCGGGTGCTTACAGCTATCGGAATCAATGCAGAATGGGTGCATATAAGCGGAGCATCTACGTATGCCCCCGGGTATGATCCCTCAGCAAAAGAAACCCCTGCCGGAGCGCAAGCGAAAGCCGATGCTGCCTATGCCTCGGCGCAATCTTTTGTCAACAACATCGCCTCGGGCTTGCAAACCCAGATCGACGGTAGTATTACAACATTTTTTTATGCCTATGTACCATTACTGACAAACGTACCGGCAAACGCATGGACGACCACGGCAATTAAAAATCAGCATCTTGGCGATTTGTTCTATGACACGTCGACAGGGTACTCTTACCGGTATCAGCTGGTATCAACCACCTACTCATGGCAAAGAATTACCGACACAGACATAACAACAGCGTTGGCCAATGCGGCCACGGCACAAGATACCGCGGACCATAAACGCAGGGTCTTTGTTGCGACTCCCACGACTCCCTATGATATTGGCGATTTGTGGGCAGGTGGATCGGCCGGAGACTTGAAAAAATGCTCCACCGCACGTGCGTCGGGCGCTTATGTAGCCGGAGACTGGACGCTGGCAAGTAAATACACTGATGATACTACGGCAAATACGGCAGTTACCAATGCAGCAACCGCACAAACTGCTGCCACAAATGCCGCAACAGTAGCCGCCGCGAAAAACAAAACGTTCTATACTCAACCTGTACCACCTTACTATATTGGCGACATTTGGCAGAAACAGCAAGTGCCGACTGCCATTACGGACATAGTAAAATGCACGGTCACGAGGCTTACGGGAGTCTATACTGCGGCTGATTGGGCAAACGCATACACGCTGGCAGAGATTGCCGCAATGGGGTCAACGATCATCAGTGGTGGGTATATCAAGACCTCTCTGCTGGACGTTGTAAATCTGATTGCAGGGACACTTACAAACACAGCCACAAATCCTGAATGTTGGGCAACGATTGGGCAGACCACAATAGGTGGAATAGCGTATTACGGAATTTCTATTTATCGCAGGAGCATTTCAGCCACAGTACCAGTATGCAAATTACACATCGGAGATAATGGCGAACTACGATTGTGTGATAAAAATGATGTAGGAAGATTCTATGCAGACGATGGTAACACTAGATTATATGATGCAAATGCTGTGCCACGTTTTAACGCAGATGCGTCTAGTGTACGATTGTTTGATGAGAATGGTTTTAACAGATTTTATGCGGATGCTGGAACAACGTCGTTAATAGATTCGGCAGGTAAAGCACGATACAGTCTCGTAGCAAATCAAACATTTATTCGTTCTGGG